CGTTAGCAAGTTTATAGTAACGAAAGTATTGATTACCAATAGCACCATAGGCAGAATTAAGTTGGATCTTACGCGCCATCTGGATGTTATTGCATCTGGCAATCTCTTTCTCAAGAGTTTTTGTAGGAGTTTTTTCATATTCTTGTTTGGCAGCAAGCATCTTCTTCTTAAAGACAGTTCGGTCCTTATAGATCTTCTCCATCAGTTCTGGGAGAAAACCACGAACGTCTTTGCGGAACATAGCACCGTTAGCACAAACGGCGTAGTCCTTATACATCTCAAAAGTTATTTCCTCATTAAGTATCTTATCAACAGTTGCTGATGGATGCCGTTCGTCGAGGAGAGTCTCTGGCGAGATATTGTACTGCATAATAAGGTGAGGGTACAGACTGTTAAGGTCAAAAGACACAACCCAGTCATACTTTCCAGAAATCGGTTCCTTGACGTATGCTCCCGCATATTTGGAGTCCTTATCAGAACGTTCTTTTGGAGGAATAACAATATTCCTATCCTTTAGATAGTTATAAATGATCGTATCCCACATACGGACCTGTGAGAATACGTCACCATAGTTCGCCTTAGCGTCATATGCCATGGTGACGGCAAGTTCAATGAGTTTCATCTTGTCTTCCAGGCGGTCAACAAGTTCCACGTCAATGATGTTGTATTCTACAAACTTCTGCCAACCATTTGTATAGAAGTCTTTGAAGGTATCAAACTCACTGTGGTCCAGTTTCTTCTGACCCAGTTCTACACTGGCAATGTAGTCAAGACGATATGACTCCTGTGCCTTGTAGGTAAACTTCTTATAGAGGTTTAGATAATCGAGTTGAGTGATGCCACCAACATCATAAGAGATGTGCTTACGACCCATAATGATGGTCTCACGCTCAGTCACCAAACCCCATGGTGACATACGCTTCTTCAGTTTCTCTCCAAGAACCCTATCCAAACGACGGACAAGGTAAGGAATATCGTACAACTCAATGTTCCAACCAGTAACGACTTCGGGAGTATTCTCCTCAATCATCCACCAGTTGATAAAGTCATTCAGCAGATCATACTCATTAGAGAATGAACGATACTTGACGTTCTGCTGCTTATTATTGAATGGTCCTTGACCCCAGGTGCGAATCTGTTTAGTGGCATAGTCCTGAATAGTGATAAGCAGGACTTCCTCAGCAGCAGACTCTACGTCAGGGAATCCGTTCTCAGACTTAACCTCAATATCCAAGGTAGTCAATTTGATCTTACTAGTATCAAACTTGATCTCTTCTTCAGGATACTTCTCAGAGATATACTGAGCGATATACCCAGTATTACCATAGATCTTAAAGTTCTCTACACCTTCATACTTCTTGATGAAGTCACGACAGTCACGGACAGAACCAGGTTGAACTGCTTCAACATACTCTCCGTTGAGAGTTTGATATTTGGTTGTCTTTTTAGAAGGAACAAAAAGGGTCGGGTTGAACCTCTCCCGAGTCATGAAATGTTCTCCATTTTCATAACCTCGGACCAAGAAGTGGTCCCCGACCATTTGAACGTTGGTATAGAATCTCATTCTCCAGTTAGTTCCAGATACTTAGCAATAACTTCTTCTGTTGGATCTGCGATAGTCAGAATGTCCTCTGACCGAATCATTAGTTCTCTCTGATTGGTTGCCCTTGGCCAAGGTATCATATCATCAATACTTCGAAAGAGATATGGATTAATCATCTTACAGTTCGGATCTCCCAACTGTGCGTCAACCTCAACCACTTCGCTGATAATAACATTATCAACGTCCATAAGCAAACACTTAATTGACTTTTCCATTTACTTTCTCCTCATACATTTCTATTACAGTTTGAAGTGGATCAACCATAGTCACCACCCAGTCGGTTGAAATGACAACATCTTCATCATTAGATAGAAGAATATATGGTGCCAAAGTTATTTGAAAATTACCTTCCTCAGAACTCTCTTCTTCAGTCAGAAGCATTGTGCGAGTAGCATTTACCTTTTGAGGTTTATTCAGAAGATATCCCCTAACCCTGTCTTCAGAAACTAGTTCTTTTGCATCAGCAATCACCTGTTCTCCAGACTTCAATAATACAAGTTTAATCGACATTGAATACTCAACTCCTCCAGTCATTCTAGCAACAAAAAGGGGAGGCGTCAACTGGTTTGTGCCAGTTACCTCCCCGTCTGCGCCGACGATATTCAGTATTATTTAGAGATAGTCCTTACGGGCATGATGCTCTGGAACTACTTTTCCAAGGACGATTCTGAGGAGTCCGTCTTCGAAGGATACGTCTCGTACCTCTGTGTCGTCGGATAAAGTCCACGCTCGTTTAAAGCTTCTGCTAGCCACTCCCTTGTGGATAAAGGTCTTCTCCGACTCTGTATCTTCCCTTTGCCCTTCGACAAAAAGTTTTCCATACTCCGTGAAAACATTTACTTCTCCTTTCTTAAAACCTGCTAATGCAATCTCTAAGTGTGATTCTACATTATTTACCTGAATCAGGTTGTAAGGTGGATAGTTTGTTTGAGTTTCATGAAGTTTGAATAGTCGGTCAAAATATTCATCCATCCCGATGCTGTGCTTGTTGATCTTATCCATCAAGGCAGGAAGATCCGCAGCGGTATAACGCTGAAAGTTCATTATGGTAGCTCCTTTAAAAGCGAGTTTGTGTTGTGTGGACCCTTACGGCATCCACTACTAATTATACAAGAAAGTATAAAAAAAGCGGGTGTAAAACCCGCCCCTTTTTATTCGGTTTTACTCAAATCTTAAAATCCATCGATCTAAGAAAGTTTCTGATTTGAATTGCCAATCTTGTTACATCTTCCTTGGAATGGTGATTGAATGCTACTTTACGCTTTGCTTCTGGATCATTAGCTTGCATTTGAGCAAACCTCACATATCCAGTACCTTTCCCCCTTTGTGGATCTGATTCTCCAAGGATTTTTCGAAACATCTTTTCTTTCTCTCCCTGAGAAAGATGCACATTGAGAGTTGCTACTGCGTATGCAACTGGTACGATACTTGACATTTTTATTCCTATAAAAAATGGATTTTTAATCTCCAATTAGAGAGACGAGTTTCAGTGAAACTCGCGTTCCACCGAAGCAACCATATTATAGATCACAAAAAAAGGGGCGTCAAGCCCCTAGTTTTATTCCGTTTCCTCTACCCGTTTCTTCTTAGACCCAATATTATACTTGGTCTCAAGAATCCACTCACCCTTATCCTTATAAGCAAGGACTTTGATTTGGTTGAGTGGAGCAATATCTTGAATCTTGGTAACGTCCACAATACCAATCAAACCCCAGTCAGCAAGCAACTGAGCGATACGGTTGCGTCGTTGGACATCATTCACCGTCAGGTTTGCGTGCTTACCATCAAGGGCAAACAATTCCTTAAAGTGAACCAGATAGTATCGTCCTTGCTTGTGAAGAATATGACAGGACTGATAAATCTTCTTTTCTTTTCTTGAAGCTACTCCGATGCGGGTCAGAGTTTCACGCACTTTCAAAAAGTCATCAGGTTCATTAAGAACCACTTCAACCATTTGTTCGGGCGACCACTTCACTTCGGGTTCTTGAACCACACTCATTTTTTTCCTCCAGTATCAAATTTCGATTTAATAAAAGTAAGTTGTTCTTCTGTAAGAATCCTCAAAGCTTGTTTTGCCTTCTCATTACTATAACCATAATAACGTTTGACATAATCAAGGTCTTTGATTTTATCTTGTCGGAGCCAGGGAGAAAATCTCTTCTTTTTCCTCAGACTATTTAGATAAAAATCATATTGTAGTTTTTTGGGAAGGAAATGATACTGGTTCATTTCATTCGCAAACATGATGGCATCCAAGTGCCCCGAAAAACAACGGTTGATAATATAAGGAGGAAACTCCTTCTCAAGTGAAGGATCTTCTTCAATCAGATTCTTTTTTGTCTGATTGATCGAGTTTAACCAGTCCTTCAATTCCATAATTAAAAAGTAGCAGTTCTTTACGTTTCTTTTGCTCTCGCATATATTCGCCAACAGACCTCATTGTATAAGTAAGGTCAAACTCGGCAGCACTCCAGTCAGTAAAGCGGTCTTTGACTAACTGGTCAGAGTTATAACTAATCAACTGATCAAGACTACAATCAGAGCAGTCAGCAGCAAACCTATCGTGATCAAATCCTTTGTGCATTGACCCTTTACGCCCATAGAGGTTATCCTTAATGTCATAAGGAGGATCAAGATATACAAAAGCATTACCTTCAGCGCCAAG